ACTGACGAAAGTGCAAGAGGATTGGAGGCGGCTCTTCGTGCGGTTGTATGGAAAGCTGAGGAGTTTTGGGATGATAACCTAAAACTAGCTAGCATGCCCGACGGCTCGCCAGCTTTAGAACAAAGGTTCGAAGTACCCATAGGTGATAAGGGTCACAGATTTAGTGGTCGTATTGATAAGATAGTATCTGTTGATGACAGGCTCTATCTAGTAGATACTAAGACAACTAAGTCTGCCTTATCTGAATACTATTTCAATGGCTATATGCCAGCAAACCAAGTCTTTGCATACATATGGGCATGCCGTGAGGTACTAAAGCTACCTGTTGACGGCTTTATTATTGATGCAGTTCAGACAGGTGCAAACTTCTGTCGCTTTGCAAGGCAGGTATATAATGTATCTAAGGAGCTGATAGATGAATGGTACGCAGATACTCTACATCATCTTGAGATATCAGATGTATATGCTAACTCTCAATACTATCCTGCAAACTTTACATCATGTGGAAACTATGGTGGTTGCAGATATAGAGAGGCATGTGCTCACGCGAAATCACAAAGACATATATTCTTTGGTAATGATTTCAAACAAGAGTATCATCCCGACTTAGAGGAGACTAAGCCAATGAAACTAGAAGTAATACAAGGAGGCAAACAATGAGAGAAGTAATGATTGGTGCTATGTTAAAACATGCTGAAGGTCAGATTGCAAAACACAGAACTAATGTATTGATATACATGGATAGTGCTGTTGGTGTTGGAGAACACACAGATATACTTGAGAGTGTAGAGAAAGAACTTAATGCAATGGGAAAATACCAAGAGCAAATTGACATATTACAAAAATATTTTCTTGACAAATAAATTTTTTAGTTTATAATTACAAACATAATAGGAGACCAACTTATGGCAAATATAAGTAAACATAAATCTACGAGTGTTACTAAGCTACTTCTCTGTGGAGATAGTGGTAGTGGTAAGACATCTGCCCTAGCGAGTTTAGCTAACGCAGGTAAGAAGCTACGTATACTAGATTATGATGACGGACTAGACATACTGCCAGAGTTTCTGAAACCAGAAGCAGTAAATAACGTCTCATATGTTACGTTAAGAGATTCACTAGCTCAAGCTGATTCGTTTAGAAGAGGGGCACGATTGTTGTCTCATTGGAAAGACGGTGATGAGGACTTGGGTCACGTGAAAGAATGGGGAGAGGATACGGTTCTAGTGATTGACTCCCTAACACTTATGGGGGAGGCTGCCCTACGAGCCGCTCTCGTTTTTAATAACAAGAAACCTACTGAGCAAGCAAGCCAACCAGAATGGGGTGCTGCAGCACGTGATGTACAGAACATTATACAGTACATTACAGGCGATGAAGTAAAGTGTAATGTTGTTGTTACAACACACATGCAGTATATGGAAGGTGATATGGGAGTGTCCAAAGCATACCCCACATCTGTAGGTTCTAAGTTATCTACTAAAATTGGTAGATACTTTAACTGTGTTTGCAGAATAGATACTAGATCATCTAGTAAAGGAACAGAGCGCACGCTACGTACAATGTCAGATCATAGAATGGATCTGAAAGTTACAGCGCCTTCTTTAATAGAACCTAATATCCAATTGGATTTAAACGAATTGTTTAATTCAATTCAGAAAAATGCAAAGGCAAAACTCAAAGAGAGCAATACGAAAGGAGATAAATAATGTCTAACGTTGCTGACTTTTTAAACATGACACCTCAAGATACACCCGAATCGGTTGTACTACCAGAGGGTAGTTATGAATTCTCTGTGACATCATACAGAGCAGATGAGGTTGGTGAAAATCAAACACCACTCATTAGACTTAACGTCAAAGCAGTTGGTGTGATTGATTCAGATCTAACTGATGACAAACTGTCTAACGCAGAACCCACACGCATGGAGTTCTGGGCTACACCTAACGCCTTGAAGGTTAAGAATCCTGCAACAGGATTAAAGTCTTTCCTTACAAGTGGGCTAGACATGGGTCATGTAGATGACTTACCATATAGTGAGTTGCTAGAAATGGCAATCGGTAAAACCTTTAAAGGTTTAATCAAACACGAAATGGTTGGTAAGAATAAAGATATTCTACAAGCCTCAGTAAAAAGAATACTCTAGTATGAGCAAGCAAACAGTTGCTTCACGGCTACCGAGTAATGGTCAATCCATGATCGCGTTCGTCTTTGACTTTCCAAGTACAGATGAGCAACGTCTTGGTCAAATCATGGTAGGTAGTACGGGTAAAATGTTTCACAAGATGTGTGAGATATTAAACTTGAATGTGGAAAATTGTTTGCTCACTTACGCTCTCGCTCAGAAGCCAGCACAGGAGAACCCTGCACATTTCTTTCATAATAAGAAAACATACTCTGCAATTTTAAAAGAGAAGAAGTGGCGCTCGAAGTACCCTGTGAATGGCTTTGGCTTTTTGAAAGAAGAATATGAGGGAGAGTTAACTAGACTAGAGAACGAGCTTAACGCGTGTAAACCTAATGTAATTATTGCAATGGGAAGTCTTGCGTTATGGGCGCTAACAGGGCTAGATAAGATAGGTACTTACAGGGGAACCGTTCTTAAATCTAACCTCACAGGGGGAACCAAAGTCTTGCCTACGTTTAGCCCTAGTGCCGTGATAAGAAACTTTGACTTCAGACCTATTGTTCTTTCTGATATTAAGAAAGCAATAGAAGAATCTGAAACACCAGATATACAAATAAAAGAAAGAGAGTTATGGATTGAGCCAACAATTGAAGACTTACAAAGTTTTGAGGAGAGCTTTATCAAAGAGAATAACGAGGATGAACCGCTTAGCTTTGACATTGAGACGGCTGGCGGTTTTATTACTTGTATTGGTTTTGCTCCAAACGATTCTACTGCTTTGGTCATACCATTCAAGGACAAACGAAACGTACTCCAAAACTATTGGACCGATGTTGCACATGAGCGACAAGCATGGGCTTGGATAAAACGAATCCTAGAAAATGAAAAGATTACGAAGGTCGCACAGAACCAAACGTATGACGTGTCATGGCTGGCATACAAACAAAATATAAATGTTAAAGGAAACATACATGATACAATGCATGCACAACATGCACTACAGCCCGAACAACAGAAAGGATTAGGCTTTCTTGGTTCGATATATACAAACGAGGGTGCTTGGAAAACTATGGCTAAGTTTTCAAAGAGTACTAAGAGAGATGAATAAATGTAAAGATGTCCAAACGTGCTCCATATTTTTCGGAGTTACATATACCAAATGATTTAGTAACTATCGAAAGTGAAGTACGGTTGTGGAGATCCGTAATTGACCAAGCGATATCAGACTTCTTATCTACTAACAAGTCAAGAGAAAGCGTGACTAACAAAGAACGTGCAAAGATATGGTTGAGAGGCAAGACAGAAGATTTTATTATAGTCTGCGACTATGCATTTTTACATGCAGAAAATACAAGGAAAGAAATTTTTGAAATTATAGGAGGACAGAATGAGCTCTACAGATGACGCATATTCTACGCAAGTAGGTGGCGACCACTACCAAGATTACGAGATACAACCTTCAATGTTTATTAATGGTAATAAATTATTATTCGCAGAAGGTAATGCTATAAAATATATTTGTAGACATGCATTGAAAGGAGGCAAAGAAGATTTATTAAAAGCAAAACATTACATAGATATGATTATTGAGAGAGACTATGACTAACACAGGAGACAAAAGCAATGGCAAAAATTATAAAGAATGTAGACATTCAAAACATAGAGTTAGATTCTGAGCAAACTCTTTGGACATACTGCGCCTTAGACTGTGCAGTTACTCTAGAGATTTGGCAGAAGATTAAAAAAGAATTAGACGATACCACCACAGGCACATACAAGTTTGAACTAGATAGCCTCAAGCCTGCAATGGCTATGATGCTTAAAGGGTTACGTGTAGATTTAGATGCAGTAAAAAATATGCGTGCCCCCTTGAAAGACACTCGAGTTAGATTAGAACGCATGCTTAATCTGTTTGCAAATGCGGCAACAGGTAAAGATCTAAACCATGCATCTCCAAAACAATTACAGAATTTATTTTACCTACACTTAGGTATACCTAAAGTTATGTCCTATAAAAAGGGCAAGCAAAAAATATCAACAGATCGTGAAGCGTTAGAATTCATGCGCGAAAATTATCCACGAGCAAAACCTTTTTGTAATGCTATTCTTGCATTGCGTGACATAGACAAACACCTTGGTGTATTAGATACAGATAGGGATAACGATAACAGAATACGTTGTTCTTATAATGTGGCGGGCACAGAGACAGGGCGTTGGTCATCTTCAGAAGCCCCTTGGGGTACAGGAACTAATCTTCAAAACATAACAAAAGACTTGCGCGAAATATTTATACCCGATGAAGGTATGACTATGTTCTACGCAGATCTAGAGCAGGCTGAATCACGTGTGGTAGCTTATTTAACAGGTGATGAGAACTATATTAATGCTTGTGAGAGTGGTGATCTACATACTACTGTTGTTAAAATGGTATGGAAGAACATGGGTTGGAGCGGTGATCCTGCACAGGAAAGAGAACTAGCTGAGAATCCTTA